GTCGACCGCTGCCGTGTATTCGGCGTCGGTCATGCCGAGCCTTTTCTCGTAGGTGTTTTGCAGGTTGGTCGGGCGCAGGGCGCTCTCGGCTTGCAGGTTTCCCATCAGGCCGGCAGCGCCGCACTCGCTCAGGCCCTTGCCGATCAGGAACTTCCAGATCGCCGCAGCGGTGTCCGTGGTGCCGGTGCTCGGTGCAGGGGTGGAGGGCTGGACGGTGGGCGCAGTGGCGCCGAGCTCAGCCGCCACGGCCTTCCTGAAGGTATCCATGCTGAGGCCGTGCTTCGGCCACCAGTGCATGACGTCGCCGTGATTGCTGGCGATGCCGCGGGCGTGGCCCTCGCTGTGGCAGATCAGCACGCCATCCTTCAGGGGGTCGAGGTTGTACTTTTTGCAGAGGTAGGCGACCAGCTCGACGGCCTCAGTGTAGACCTTCTTCAGGTATGCGGCGTCGTTGGTGCTGTCCTCGCAGATCTCGAAGCCGATGTAGCCGTTGTTGTTGGCGTTCTTCGCGCTACCCTTGGATCCGCTGCCACTGTGCCATCCGACCATATCCCATGGGAGGGTCTGGTAGGTGGCGATGCTGCCGTCCTTCAGTTTTCCGATGAAGGCGTGGACGCAGACGCTTCGGCCGCCGGGCTTGTCGGTGTTCCAGTGGTTTCCGTACTGATTGACGCCCAGCAGCCCGTCGTCGGGGCCGACGTAGCGCTTCAGGTTGGGGTTGTTGGCGCCGGTACTGTGTACCATGACGCCCTTCGGGGTCATCCTCTTGCCGGATTTATAGCAAGCGTTTTCGGTCAGATATAGGGTTTTGAGTTTCATACTGCACCTCCTTGATGCGTTGAAAAAGGGGCGAGCCGAAAGGCCCGCCCCTTATGCGTTACTCGATCGTCAAGCCCTCGGTGTTGAGCTGCTTGACAGCCGCCTCGATGGCAGCGTCCACGCTGGCCTCGTCGACCGTGAAGCCCTTTCCTTTCAGGAAGTCGATGACGTACTGCTTCTTTTCTTCGCCGCGGCCGGCGCCGACGTAGAGCTGCTCAGCAGCGGCGACGCCGATCTTGGCCCACGCGGTCAGCTCCTTGCGCTGCTCCGCGGTGGTTTTGCTCTTGATCCACGGGATCAGGAAAACGCTGACCGCCGCGCCGATCAGGGCGATGGCTGCGTTGATGATAGGGGTGATGTCGATGGTGTTCATCCTTTTGCCTCCTCGTCGTTTGCGATGGTTTCCCCTTCGGGCAAGGGGATCGGGTTGCCGTCGGCGTCGAGCCCGTGGCGATTGCGGGAGATCTTCTCGCCGAGGCTCTTGCCGGCGTAGGTTATTAGGTAGCCGATGCAGGCCGTGAAGATGGTACTCGTCAGATCACTGACGGGATCCCGCATGAAGCCCGCGAGAGTATAGGAGGCGATCGCGCTGACCGTAGCCACTACGATCGCCCAGTAGGCGAGCAGCTTGCTGGTCTCGAGCTTTTTCTTTTTGGCCTTGCGTCTCTTTTTCCGCTTTACTGCCACGCCACCACCTCCCTCACTCGAGGATCGCTTGGATCCCCTGCCGGGCGAGGAAGTCCTTCTGCGCGTGTTTGACCTGCGCGGCATAGTCGAGAGCTGCACGCATTTCCCCGTTGCAGTGGGCGTCAGGGATCCGCTGCACAGCTCTGGCCGTGGCCTCGGAGAGGGCGATGGCCGCCCCGGTGCTCTGGACGATCATGAGCTCCAGCTCCTCGCGGGCCTTTTCTTTTGCCTCTGCCTTCTTGCGGCGTTCTTCGTCCTGACGGTCGCGCTCCTGCTCGCGGCGCAGGATCCGGCGCTCAAGCAGCCAGAAGCAGAAGCCGGTGATCGCCGAAGGGATCCCCATCAGCGCCACCAGCTCGACAACGTTGATCTCGATCATGCCACTCCCCCTTCCTCCACAGGTACAGCCTCCCATCCCTGCGGGTAGTCCTCGGGGCTGTATGCATTGGCCGTCTCCATGATGGAGCGGTAGACGATGCCGTCCGTCCAGACGCAGCACTCGCCGTACTCATAGGAGTCGTGGGCGCCTGTGGGCTGGATGAAGGGCTTGGCCTTCTTGGGATCCTTCGTGTGATAGGGAGCCCAGTGCGCAGGACTCAGGCCGGGCTCGATGTCGGGGTTGTTTTTTGTGCTGTGCTCTTGGCAGCACTTCCACGACTGGTCGCCGTGGGTGCAGGGCTCGCCGACCTTGTGGCTGCCATCGCCTTCGGGGCCCTCCTTTGTCCACGGAGGCAGCAGCTCCTCGCAGGCGATGACCTCGGTGCCGGTACGCTCGCCGGCGGCGATCTCGTTGACAGTGCTCATGCGAGCGCTGCGGATGGCGGCTTCGAGGCCGCTGTACTTGGTGCTCATTCCGTCAGCCCCCTTTCGATGGCGTTGGTCAGCTCAGTCATCTCCTCCTCGAGGTCGGTGATGCGCTGCTTGTCCTCGGCAGAAGTGCCGCCGCCCTGAGCGGCCTGCTCCTTCTCGTGGATCTCTTTGATGCTGTGCTCTTTGAAGTAGATCACGGTGCTCCTCCTTTCGTTTATGCGAAGTTACCGCCGACGCTCTGGATGTAGCAGGTCTCGGTCGCAGATCCGCGCAGGAGCTTGACCTTGATCTTCACGCCCCACGCATCGGCTGTCTTGGCGGTGTTGGCGAAGAAGTGCTTCGTCCCGTTGAGGGCCTTGTTGGTGATGTCCTCCCATGCGGGCGCTGCGTCGTTGCCGTTGTTGCAGATCCAGATCGTCAGAGTGCAGCCTGTCGGGAAGTGGCCCTGCACGTTGACGAGTGCCTTGGTCGGCATATCATCCGCGGCCATGGCGAGGGTCTGCTCGAACTCGACGGCGTTGACCGCTTTGGTGAAGGTCATAGCCCTCACGGCGCTCACGTTCTTCGCGTCGGTGGCGGTGATGGTGATGGTGTGGGATCCGTTGAGGATCTTCTGCCACGTCTCCGCACTGATCGCGAAGCTGTTGGCCTCGCCGAGCGTTACGGTGTACTCCTTGATCTTCGTGCCATCCAGTTTCTCGACGACTGTGACCTGATGGCCGTCGGCGTCGGTGACGGTATAGTCGAAGGCGGGAGGCGCCGCGGTGTAGCTGCCGAGATCTCCGTCGCTGCCGCTGATGACGGGTGCGCGGTTGTTGATGACGTTGCGGGTCGCGCTGGTCGTGTATGCGGACTCGGCGCCTGCGGTGTCGTATGCCTTGACGCGGTACTGCACGCTCGTCCATCCGTAGGTGATGGGGTCGGAGTAGCTGCGGGCGGCGCCTTTGTAGATCTGCGTCCATGTGCCGCTATCATACTTGCGCTCGAGGGTGTAGCCGCTCAGGTTGCCGTCGGCGTCGGTGCTCTGGCCCCACGAGATGCTCAGGTTTTCGCCGCCGATCACCTCAGTCGGGACGGTGATGGAAGCCGGCGCAGTCGGGGCCTGATTGTAGATGACCGTGTAGCAGCCATCCGAGTCGGTGGAGTCGGAGATCAGGAGATCAGAGGACAGATTACAAGCGGGGCGCAGGCCGTAGTCGCCGCCGTAGGCGCCGCTCCCGCCCAGCGTGCCATCGGTGTCGACGAGGCGGGCGCCGTAGGCCGACCCGGCATAGGCGTCGCGCAGCCAGTAGTACCACGCAGCCCCGGAGGCTGGGTTGCTGGAGTAGTTGGAGTTTGCGACGCACTCAGCGGTCACGGTAGCGACGCGGCTCGCGTTGTCGCTGAAGATCGCCAGCTTGCTGCCGCAGGTGTGGTCGCCGGAGAGGTTGACCTCAGTGCAGGACAGGAGGAAGATCTTGTCGGTGCAGGTCTCAGTCCCGCCACCATCTGTGGAGCTCTTGCCGACCGTGATGGTGGTGTCCAGAAGGGCGGCCCGCTCGTTTGCGGTGAAGGCGTTCAGGAAGCCGGCGATCGTGTCGTAGGCGTTGGTGCTGCTCCAGACGTTCGCAGAGGAGGGAGGTGCGTCAGCGGAGTGCTGCGCAGTGTACCACGCGCCTGCTGCTGCGGAGCTGTTGAGCCACTGCCGGATGTTGGAGTGGATGTAGCGGTTGTTGCCGTAGCTTTTGCGGTCGCTGTTTCCGTTGGAGCTCTCCTTTGCATCGAAGCAGAGCATCTTGATGATCTGATTGGTCACGAGGGTGACGCTGCCCGAGGGGTAGCCGGCGTGGTTTTTGTCTGCCACGATCCAGATGATCGGCTTGCCGTGAAGGCTGCCGAACTTAACCTTCGCTTTGTTTGCGAGGTTGCTCAGTTTTTGGGCCATGTGTGTTGTCTCCTTTCGGGTTTGGTTTCAGCTCCGGGAAGTAGCCGAAGAAGTAGGAGTCCATGCTCTGCCGCAGGTGGTAGGTGTTGCCGTGTGATATGTGGCCGCACCAGCTCGCATAGGACTGGACGACGCCCTCGAGCGTCATCCTGCCGGAGTCCACCAGCCCGCGGTATTTGCGGATCTTTCGCTTCATGTTGTCGATACTCTTGGCTCGCACCTTCCTGACCACCTTGCCGGTGCTCGTGAGGTAGGTGTGGAAGCCGAGGAAGTCGATGCCATTCTTCAGCGGGAAGATCTGCGTCTTTTTGTTCAGCCGCAGGCCGAGCGGTTTGATGTACTCCTCGATCTCCTTCAGGATCCGACGGAGCAGCAGCTTGTCGCTGCTGATAATGTAGAAGTCGTCCATGTATCTGCCATAGACGAGGCCGAGGTCATCCCGCAGCCAGTGGTCGAAGTCGTCGAGGTAGAGCAGAGCGAGGAGCTGGCTGCTCTGGTTGCCGATCGGGATGCCAGGATCCGGCGTGCTGTCGATGACCTGACTCAGGAGCCACTCGACGAAGTCGCGCAGCTCGTCGTCCTCGATGACTGCGAGGGCCTTCTTCGCCTTCTCGTAGCACACGGCATGGAGAAGGGTGTAAAAGAACTTTGAAAAATCTCCCTTGAGCACCCAGCCGTCAGCGTAGTCCCACGCCTCCATCGGCCGGTATGGCAGGCCGGCAGCCCTGCGGGCCACTTCGTCGGCCGCCTTCCTGCTGAAGAAGTAGTGGCGCATAGCTTTGGCGAGACGGTCAAGGCCGTCGTGGGTGCCTTTGCCAATCTGCCCCGCGTAGTTGTCCCGGATCAGTCGCCGGGTGAAGCAAGGCTCGAGGACGTTGTCGCATAGGGAGTGCTGCACGACCTTCCCCTCGAAGTCGATGGCGAGCACGAGGCGTTCCTTGGGCTCGTATACCTTGAAGGGGTAATACGGGCCGAAGGTGTACTCGCGTCGCTGAAGCCTCCGGGCGAGGTCGTCTGTGCGTTCCACGGCCTCCATGCGGAAACGCATGGCCGTGGGGTTGTCGCGCTTGCCGCAGCGGGTCTTTTTGTAGGCGGCATAGAGCGCGGTGAAGCTGTTGACGATGTTCTCCATGATTAAATTTTCCCTGCCGTGGATAGCTCCGGCCACGCTTTGCGTGCGCCGCCGGCCGCATCAGCAGTCCTGTGTTTACCCATGACCGCGCCGGTCAGACGGCGCAGGCTGCGGGAGGGATACGCCTTCCTTGGATGATGGTGCATTGTGTTCGCCGCCCTCCGCGGGCGGTTAATAAGTCGAGCTCTCCATCGAAGCGGGGCGCAGGCCGTTGTTGCCGTTGTAGGCGTTGTTCCTGTTCAGCGTGCCATCGGTGTTGACGTTGCGGGCGTTGTTGGCCGACCCGGCACGAAAAAACAAGGCGTACCCCACGGGGCTGCGGTTTTAGGTCTTGCCGACCATCTTGGCAGCCCTTTCTCTGTCTGATTTGTACCATTTGGCGGTCTGGTTTTTCACGCCGGCCGCCATCCTCGCCCAGTAGGCAAAGGCGTCGTCGTCGAGCCCGCTGAGGATCTCGTGCGCGAGCTCGATGTGGTGGATCAGCTTGCGG